GGCTTTTATGAAAAAAGAAACAGCTGATTTTTCGGCAATTACCACATGGGGTGTGTTTAGAGAAAGTGAAGACAAACCGCCTAATTTAATTTTAGTAGATTCGCTTAAAGGACGATATGAGTTTCCAGAGCTTAGACGAAAAGCTTTAGAACAGTATAAATATTGGCAACCGGAGACAGTTTTAATTGAAGCGAAGGCATCAGGGTTACCATTAACCTTTGAACTTCGGAATATGGGGATCCCTGTAATTAACTTTACTCCGAGCAAAGGAAATGATAAACATACAAGGGTAAACTCGGTGGCACCACTGTTTGAAAGTGGCACCATATGGGCGCCCACTCACAAAGGGTTTGCACAAGAGGTAA